ATGGCTACTTATACAAAAATAAAATCGGGTTGGCGTTGTCAAGTTCGCAAAGCGGGCATTTCAAAATCACAAAACTTTAAAACGAAAGCAGCCGCACAAATGTGGGCCATGCAACTTGAAACAGAAATTGCAAACGGCACGTTCACTGATGTTCCAGACATTCCTTTTTCTACTGTGATTGATAGATATATTAAAGAGATTACGCCCACCAAAAAAGGCTCTCGCTCTGAAAAATCACGATTGAATATGTTTAAAGAAATGGAGATAGGCAAAAAAAGTTTAATTGATCTCTGTGAAGATGATTTTAATCAACTTATTGAACAACGACTAAAAACAGTGCAGTCAAGCAGTGTCTTGCGTGAATTTAATATCTTATCAAACGTCATCACTTATGCGATGAAATGGAAATATATAAACAGAAACCCGATTAAATTAATCGACCGACCTGAACGCGGGCAAGATAGAACGCGACGTTACACTGATGAAGAAATTGAAAGGCTTGTTTATGTTTCAAAATATGACTTCAATTATCTGCCCAATACTTCACGTGCAAGAACTGGTGCGGCTATGTTGTTCGCGATTGAAACCGCCATGCGAGCAGGGGAAATATGCAAAACAACGTGGGAAAATATCAACTTTGAAAAAAGAACATTATTTATTCCCGATTCTAAAAACTCACATTCTCGCACTGTTCCGCTGTCTAGTTTAGCAATGAAGATCTTAAATCATTTGTTTTTAGTCAAATCAGATTATGATGCACGTGTATTTCGTATGTCTTCTGATACGCTAGACAAGAATTTTAGAACATTGAAAGAACTGGCTGGGCTTGATGATGCTAATCTTCATTTTCATGATACACGCAGAGAAGCTTTATCTAGATTAGCAAAAAAAGTTGATGTGATGACGCTAGCTAAAATTTCGGGGCATCGTGATATTAAGATTTTGCTTAATACATACTATGCCCCGAATATAGAAGAAGTGGTTGATTTACTTGATTAGTTATAACTGGTTACTAATAAATCTGGAAAACAATAAGTATCATCCAATAATTGTTTTATTGTTTTCTTTTCTTTTTTTCCAGTTTCTTCATCTAAGATATTCATTTCAATATTTAAATCATCAATGACTCCCCAGCTTTCCTCACATTTAATTTCTTTCATTTCATCTTTGCTAAAAAATCCACTGATAACAAGCTCCTCAAGTGAACGAGCAGCATATATTTCAGTTTCTTCACCGACCCAAAACACTGTTTGAAGCTCTCGCATATCATTGATTGCACCATCAATGCATTCTGCTACGCTACCGTAGCGCAAAGTATCAATTATTCCGTGTGTATCAACTGAAAATTCAACTCCTTCTTCTTCCCTGTCTTTTGTCATCGACGGTCGATAACGCTCAAGAAAATTCATTCTCTTTGTATTAGCTAATAACATTTCATAAAGTGATTTAGATATTGTTACTTTTTCATTCATAGTATTTTTCCTTTTGTTGAGTTAAACCTTTCTTCTTTCCGCATATTTCACCACTTCCCCCGCAAACCAGCGGGCATCGCTTGTTGGTTTGTTTATGTCACGTTGTGACGGCACTCGCACAGGTTTTGGGAATTTTGGATCACAAATAATTGCACCACGAACGTGTCTATCTGAATAGTCGAAGTATTTCGCAATGTCGCTCACAGACCACAATTCACGACTGTTTTCGTTAATCTGTTGCTTTGCAAGTAGTGATTCAAGTGCTGTCAACTTTGCAAAGAGTTGTTCATTTGTTATTGTCTGTTGCATACTTCCTCCAATCTCTCAAATGCCAAATTTATTGCACTTTCTTTTTTGTCATTACCAAAAAACTTTCGGTTTAACTTCACTGCAGCAACGCCGACTGATCCCGACCCAATAAAACAATCTAGTACAACGTCGTTTTCTGCAGATGATTGCTTTATTAAAATTTCTGATACTTCAACTGGCTTTTCTGTCGGATAACCTCTTGCGATACGCTTAACATTAATTACATCAGCAATACCGAGATCATTTAATTTTCGTTTTCCTTTCTCGAAAAACAGAATAAATTCATATCTCGCACGATAGTGATACCCCATTCCGATGCACTCTTTATCCCACACAATCGGTTTCCAGAATTTAAACCCAACTTTTTCCGCAATTGGTTTTACTACAAACATTGTTTCTTGGTCGCAGAATAAATAAAAATGGCTATTATTTTTTAACACTCTATAAATTTCTGTGAATAATTCTTCAAATCGCTCATTGCCGAAAATCTCGAACCACTCATTGCTTGATGCTGCACTTTGTTTCAAACGTGTTGTTGTGCCACGCTTTCTATGTTTTTCTAATGACTCATAAGGTGGATCAGTGATAACTAAATCAACGCTTGAATCACCCATTGTTTTTAAAAAATCGACTGCATCGCAGTTATCTAGTGCATATCTCATTTATCTAACCTCTTACCCATTTCAAATTCCAATCAATTAACGTGTTCGCATAAATCATCATCAGTTCTTTTTTCTGCCACGAATAAAGCCGACTATATAATTTTTTCAACACGTCATATTTCACTGATTTCTTCTGATTCCCGATTTCTGCTACGACTTCAAAACGGTAAAAATCTGGGCCGTTTTCAATCATTGCTTGCTCAACGCTCACACACTTTGCGACCTCTTTCTCTATCTCAATAATTTGTTGATTTTTCGTCATTTCTTCCCATTTTTCTTTGTCGTAAAAAAAGCAAAATTGCACCGCCCACAAACTTTCTTCAACTGTTCCCGCGTAAATTTCTAACTTCACCGTTTCTTTATTCATCACGCCCCCATTTCGTCACGCCAGTTTTAATCAACGCACCGTTTTTAAACATTAAAAGCTCGTCAGTTTTTAACCGTACTTTGCCGCCGATTAATAAAATCATCTGGTCTTGCGGGGTTAAAACAATGTTATTTTTCTCTAACCACGTTTTACGTTTCGCAATTGCGGTTAATAATTCGCCTTTTTCTAATTGTGATTGCTGATAATCCGGTGAAAAATCCTCTGTGTTGATTTTTCGTTCCGTACAGTTATTGACAGAACTCCAAGGCGGTCTGCGACCGCTATTTTTTAAAGCCCCCTCAACAACGGCTTTCTTAATCAACTTCCAAACCGTTGTTCTTGTTAAAATAGTTTTGAACTCAATTGCTTTCTGATTAAAGAAACCGATGATTTTTTTGCTTACTTCACCATATTGATTTGGTTTTCTGTTTTCATAGCAAGTGCGGGCCAGCAAGTCATCACGTTTTACTGTCGGCATTCCCGCTCCTTGTAATAATGTATATTCAGCCCAGTCCCCACGGTCTGCCGCTTCAACTAACTTTGTTAATTGCTCATCGCCCGCAACTTCGCCACCGCGTTTGCGACGTAGCTCACGCCATACCGTCACTGGTGAACCGCCGATTTGTTGGAATTGTCTAATGCGCCATTTTCTCGCCCACGCCGATACATTTCGGCTCATGTCTTTTAACTTCTCACCAGTTTCTAAATCCACGTCTTCATCACACGCATAGCCGTCGATGTTTTTCGCAATGTATTTCGCAATGTAGCCTGTTGCCGAGCCTTTCTCCCAGTCGATTGCTTTCGCTGTGAAACGGTGTTCATCTGCCCCTTTCTCACTGCCGTCTTCCTCTAGTGCATAGCGTTTAAACGTTGCACGCATTGCATTCACTTTGTCTTGCTCAACGAATAGCAACAAGTGCCAGTGAGGTGTACCGTCATGATGTGGCTCAACAACACGAAAGCCGAACGGGTTAATGCCTTGGCGTTTCAAACTTGCACGGATTTTTGCGAATACCGAACACAAATATTTTTGTGTGTCTGCTGGGCTTGAGAAATTCCAGTTTTTCACAAAGCCACCGTGCGAATGTACTGCGTGATAAGAAGATGGGGCGGTTAATGTGTAGAACTCGCCCGCATAGTTAAGATGTTTTGCCACTTCTTCAAAGCCACGCATACGCACCATTAATTCCGCACGGCGCACCGCTGGATTTGAAACTGTCTTGTAAAACATCTCATCAAGCCCGATGATTTCCTCGTCATCGTCTTCATTCACTAATGCCATTTGTTTGATGTACTGTGAGTTTTTGCGCTTTTGCAAACGCCATTCAGCAATCGCCTCACGGCTCGCATAGGGACTTGCTTTTTTCTGCACTGCACCAACGGCAATATGTAAATGCTCACGAATACGCGAGCGAATAGTCGAAAGCTGACGAAACCACCATTTTTCACAACGCATCTTTTCCATTGCGATGTTCATTCTGTTTTCGTCAAGCAAGCCTTCTTTGAATTGATGATAAAAAGGCGGGGTTACGCCTTTCAAGTGCGTGTAATACGCCATTTTTTGATAAAGTGCGGTAAAAATGCGGTCAATTTCTTCTTCTGTTCTCGCGTTCTGCACTTCTGTTTTGATGTACTTTTCTTCAAACTGCATGATTAATTCTTCGATATCTGCAGCAATAGACTTGGAAAAATTCTCTACATCATTAATAGAAAATTCATCTAAGCCCACTGTTTTTCTTTTGAGTTTGCCACCCTCAAATTGATTAAATGTATAAATTGTGCCGTCATCTTTATTGATAATTTTTGAGATCGGGTAACGATTCATCACGCCCTCAACGCGCGCCAAAATCCCGTTATCCATTACCTCACGGATCCACAAATTTGCGTCACGACGGCTTTTTGCTTTGAATGTGCGAATGTATCGTTTAACGAAATATTTCGTTAAATAATCAGGCAATCCAGCAATGTATTTGTTCACGTGCGGGAATGACAACTCATCAAAATTGAATAACTCAATCTGATGAGGTGTCATACCGTCAAGTGATCTTGATGCTTTTACCATTGGCGAACGTTGAAAAAACGGCTCTTTCTTCGTTTCTTCAACGTTCACCACTGGTTTAACCGGATCAGCTATCCAGTTAATATTGTCTAACACGGCATCAAACATTACATATCTCGCACACGTTTTGCTAAGTCTTCCCACGCTTGTGCATCTTCTCTTGTTGCAAAAAAGCGGGCGTCTTCAAGCATTAATAAATCGTTTGCAGTTTCTTTATAAACGACAGAACTAATGCCTTTTGCTGTAATAAAATAAACACGCTGATTGAGTTCAACATCATCAAGCGGTTGTGGTAACTCAACTCTTACAGTGTTGTATGTATTCCACATACCAACTATCTCGAAACACTCCTCTACATCACCAGATGTTTCTTCGTAACTTTGTCCGTTTAAAGTCCAACAATGAGCTCCATCAAATTGACCATCATCAGCAAGACGATATCCAACTAATTCATAAGGTGGGTAAAGATTGTCATCTAAGATATAGATTTCTTCACTTGATAATCTATGTAAAACAAACGCTTTACACCCATTACGCAAACGCACTGGCTCACCGGCTAATGCTCTCTGTAAATCAAACCCTTTCATCACATCACCCCTTTTTCTAAATTCGCTAAATATTCACTATGCAACTTGAACCATTCTTCAATCTTGTTCATTGTTGCTTTCACGACCTCACTCATTTCATTTAATGCAAGCGTTTCGTATTCGTTCAATGCAAAATAAAGCAGTTCGCCCAACGCCTGATTAATATCCTTGTGTTCTTCGCCAAGCGGTCTAACTGACATCCCTTTGCTCCATGGTGTGTCGTGATTTTCAATATATTCCAACACTTCAAATAACTGATATTTGTTATTTTCATGCTTAATAATCACCTCTGAACCACAATCTAAACTGATTACCATGTCATACCAATTCATCACTTACTCTCCCATCTTCTCAATCACATACATCACATAAACAATTCCCAACACTAACGCGCTAATAAAAAGCACTCTTACCACGCCTTCTAATTCCATTGATATTCTCCTGTTTTCATTTCAAACCAGCTTTTAAAAAGTTTTTGATGTTGCTCTAACATTTGCTGATAAACCGCTTTTGCTTTCTCAATATCGCCCCTTTCTAATGCGTGATAATATTGCTCACAAAGGGTTGTATAAGCGCGTGATTGTTCACTGTGTAATTGCGCAACTAACGCAATGCCTTGTGCGGTTAATTTCTTATTGATGACTAACATTCTTCACCTCGGCATTTTTAAAATCTTGTATTCTCACGGGAATAGAAAAAGCGGTAATAAACGGCTTTAATAAACGAATGGTTTCTGCAATCTCAATGCGTTCTTCAAGACTGTATTTTTCAAGACTGTCTTTCACTTCCCACCCCAAACGCTTTGAGATTTCAATAAATGTCGCCTGATTATCGCGATAGAATTTATTGAACTGGCGCACAGCTGGGTTAGTTTCCCAATGCATTTTTGCCCGCACTTCTGCAATGCCTTGTTCGTTGACTTCTGAACTTGTTTTGTCAAATACAGGAAAATCAGTGAAAGCCATATTTGCCCCCTTTTCTCTTTCTTACTTACCTAAAAACGCCCAAAAACGATTGATTGCGCGTTTCACAATGTTTTGTTTTAACGTGATAACATCGTTACTAAGCTCACTAATGTTTCTATAAGTCACTTCTTCGTTAAGCACTCTCATATCATTAAATGCCACTTGATTTGCGTTAATGCGAAGTTGTAGTGCTAATTGCTTTTCTAAACTCTCAACACGTTGTTGTAGCTTGAAAACATTCACTCTTTGCTTGTTTTTCTCTGTCACTTTCTGATTTCTTTTTTGTTTAATCATTGTGCAATTCCTCAAATTTAGGTTGAAAAAATCCCACCGTTTTCATTTTTTGGAAAAACGGCGACTGGTTTATGAATGAAAATTAATGATGTTTATGTTTCGATTTCGATTTGACGTGTGTCTGTCTGATCTAAAGGTTTATTCACTCGCATTGCATCTTCGTTGATTTCATAATTGGCAATTGCCACTTGGGTGATTTCACTCATCACTTCAATCTTGCAAGAATTGCAGTTATGGCAGAACAACAATGTCTTTGAACTATGCATTGTCATTCTTTCGGATGTGCGAACTTTTAAATTCGAAGAGCCACATTTGGGGCAACGAATATCCACCTGCGCCATTACTTCACCTCTTGTTTTAATGAGTTGATCAATCCATTTAATGCTTTAATATATTGCTCACCTTTTTGAATAACTTCTGGGAAACCCGCAGATGAACTTAAATGAAAATGATATAAACGCTCGTGATGACGAGTTAACGATTGAAGAACGCCTTGAATTTCTTGAAGAACATTGCTTTGACTTGTCGCAACTTCTTGCCCGTCAAGATTATCAACTGACTGCGACGCAAGTGATTTTAAATACGCTTTTGCTTGTTCTTGGTGAGAAAAATGCTGCTTTAAGCGACAAGATACGCAAAAATGCGTTGACACATCTAGCAAAGCTAGCCGACCACAACGCTGACATGCTTGACGAATTCGGCGAGGTTGTGGAGATGTTCTTTCCACAAAATCAACAGCGGGACTAGCAACCACGCTTTTTATTTTGATAAGCCCCGCGTTGTCGGGGTTTTGTTTTTTACATTTTTGACACATACACACACCTTTCACTAATTCACACCTTTGATTACGGACCAATCAACATCGGGGCGAATTTCTTCTGCAGTCACTTTTCCGTTCGTTGCTGAAATAATGGCTGGAATATATTTCACATCTAACAATGCCCCATTCAACCATTTGAAAACTGTTGGCTGACTTACCCCACAAGCCTTGGCAAGTAAGGCTTGATTACCGCAAATCTCAACTGCTTTTTTAATAGCTCTACTCATACAAATACCATTAGTTATTAATTTAACTGCATATTAATAACTAAAGTTATGCTTGTCAATACCCAAAAGTTTATTTATTTTTATAACCTAAGTTATAAAATAAACAAAAAGGAGAACTTTATGAAAACATTAGCTGATAGATTAAAAGCATTACTTGATGAAAAAGGTTGGTCACAAGCGGCACTTGCGAAAGAAATTGGCGTTGCTCAACCCTCTATTTTTAAAATATTAAGCGGGCAAAGTAGAAATCCACGTAGAATTCTTGAAATAGCAACTACACTAGGTGTTGATGCTCACTGGTTAAAAACAGGTGAGGGTTCACGAGATACATCGCTTATTGTCAGTGAACCTAACGCAGAACATAAAGTGAAAGTTGATCACTTGTCCGTTTCAGCCATTGCGGGTTATAACGGTTTCAGTAATGAAGATTACCCAGATATTATTAGATCGATTTACTTTTCAGAAACGGGCCTACTTGAAATCATCGGTAGAAGAAGTTCAGAGGGCATTTACTTGATTAATATCCCGACAGATAGCATGGCACCGACAATCAATAAAGGTGATGTGGGCTTTGTTGACGTGAAAATAAATTCATACGTCGGCGAGGGTATTTATGTATTCGATTTGAACGGGGAAACTTACATCAAACGATTGCAACGCATACCGAGCGGTGTCATTCGTGCATTATCAGATAACCCACTTTACCCGCCGTTTGATATTACCGAAGAATTATTTAGCACTGCGGTCGTGCGGGCACAGTTTATTTGCACATTACCGATTAAACCGAAAATGTTATAAAAGGAGTTTGTATGAAAAAAGGATTTTCACTCGGTGGATGCCTTGTTTTATGTTTTCAAGTATTTTTCTTGTTGATTGTTGTGGGGGCAATATCTTCTGCAAATGGGCAAGGTGCAGGAATGTTTGCACTTATCGCTGGCGGTTTTGCGATTTGGTTCTATCATAGAAATAAGAAAAAAGAAATTGCACAAGCACAACAAGAACATGGAATGTCAAAGATTGGCACTATCAGCTTTTCATATACTGATTCGGAGGGGAATTTTACTACTCGCACTGTTGATGTGATGTATGTTGATGATGTCTATATCAAAGGCTTTTGTCATAAACAAAATGACAGTCGCACATTTCGCGCAGATCGCATTGTCGGGGATATTGTCATGAACGGGCAATGTTATAACGTTGACGACTGGATGGAACTGTATAATTCGACTGTGTTATCAACGTATAAACCCAAAATAATCTCATCGCTTAATCTTGAAGTATGCTTTGCGGGATTTGAAAAAGAAAACAAAGAAATGCTTGAGCAAAAAGCGATTGATAGCGGTTTTACTGTTTGTTCTTCTGTCACACAAAATCTCAACTTTTTAGTGATAGGTCCAACCGTTCAGCATAAAATTATGAGACTCGCACAAGAAGTCAATGCAACATTTCTTTCTGAAATTGAGTTTTTAGAAATGATAGAAACTGGGGAAATACCTGAATAATTCTTTTACTTAAATATTTTTATACTAAAATTTTTATAACAAACACAAGAGTACATTACCATGAATGAAAAATTAGAACCCTCAAAAGAAACTATAAAGGTACATATTTCGAATGTAGATCCTAAAAATTTAGAAGAATACACCTCATATCTGGAAAAGGTTGGTTATACAATTATCGATAAACCTGATAACACTATGAACATATTGATTTATGGTGAACAACCCAATTGTGAATACATAAATGATAAACTCTTTGCTGAAAGAAATGAAATAATTATCTTTTCAGAAAAAGATTTTCTCGAATTAAAAGCAAAATCCACTAAACTAGATGAAAAAACAAAAGAAAAGTTATCAAATCTATTCTTTTATTTACAAGATTGTATATGCGATATAGTATCAATTGATTACTTTTTAAGTGACATAACTCAAAAACATATAGAGTTGATAAAAAATAATAAACTCAAAAATCTGGAACTAAGATACTATCACTCACTATGTTCATTTTTAATTATTACAATTGCAAAAATTGGAGAAACCATTGATAAAAACAAGAGTTTGTATGGAAATCTATTATCCAAACAAAAACTAGACAATTTTAAAAAAAATTATTATACAGAATATGTAAAGAAATATAGAAATAGCTACCTTGTACACTCATTAGACAAAGATAAGAATGATTTTATTTCTGCAAAAGATATGGAGGGTTATTTAGAAAGTATTTTCGATATTGGCAAAAAATGGGACAATTATTCACCAAATAAAATCATGCATTATATAAAAGAATTTACTATAGATGGAAAAAATAAAGAAAACATATGTAAAGTAATCACAAATGACATACGTTTTGAAATAGAAATAATATTAGGTAAAATATTATATAGAAAATAAAGGGCCTTGTGCCCTTTTTTAATTCTCTTTTTTCTTCAACTGCTTTTCTTGTTCTTCTGGCTTTAACTCAAATTCAATTGTACTCGTAAAACCGCTGTCGGTAATGTTGTGTATCACGCTTGTGATAATCCAATCACTACTGTCAATTTCCGTCTTAAACCCCTTTAATTCTGCGGGCATTTCGGGCATTAATTCAGGTTCACCGTATGCCATTGTTAAGCTGAATGATGCAGTACCACGTTTCATTTTGTCAAATGCCGCTTTTGCGCCTTGAATTGCACTTGCTTCTGTTTTGTAGGTGTGGCGTAGCGTTTTAATCTGCTCACTGTCGCTAGTGAGCGGTTGTGTTTGCACAAGTACGTTTTTCTTTAACTTGCTTTGTTTGCCTTTTTTCGTCGTGCGATTGACTCGTTGCACGTCGGTGTTTTCATCAATAATCACTTCACCTTTTTTGCCATTATCTAAATTGTGCCAATATGCCCGCACGGCTTTGTAGTTGTCGCTTTCGTTGATTGTGAATGTGTAATTATCCCCGCTTTTCTTTGTGATTGTAATTTGTGGAATAGCTTTCCCGCTTGCTGTTTTTGCTTTTCCGCGTTCTATGAAAAGCAATGCGCCGTTTTTCACGGTTGCGATTGCATCATATTGTTCTGCGATTCGGCTCAATAGATTGATGTCGCTTTCGTTCTGTTGGTCGATGTGTTCGATAAGCTGTGACTTGAATTTATCGGCACAAATCTCTTTCAGCTTGTTATCTGCAGCAATCTGTTTGACTAACTCACCGATTTTAATTTTGTGAAATGACCGCTCTTTTTTCTCGCTCAACGTGCTTTTTAAGTCTGCACTTCTTGCACGAATATTTAACTTGTCAGGCGCACCGCTAAACTGAATTTCATCAACTGAAAATTCGCCTTTTTCAATTAGTCCTTTCCCTTTCCAGCCAATAGCAACCTCAATTGTGGCATTGCGTGGCGGGATTGCGAGTTTGCCGTCGTGGTCGCTCAATTCTAAGTCTAACAAATCGGCTTCAAATCCTCGGTTGTCAGTCAACGTCAGATTGATTAGTCGGTCAGTGACAAGCTGTGTAATGTCTTTCTTATCGTCTTTTGTCTTTACGATAATTCTAAATGCGGGCTTTCTGTGATTTGTTGCGTTGATTAAGTCATCAATTATCATAATAAACTCATTACTTTGTCAGCGAGTGCAATAAGAATTGGATCGTCTGTGCGTTTCAAGTTCATTGTGAAGTCAATCAGGCGTGGCGCACCGTCACCGAACATTTCACTTCTGCTTTCGCTGATTGACTCAATCACAAAGAAACCGACTAATTCAAACGTAGCCCCATCAATGAGCGGGAAACTTCCGCCACTATCTGCCATTAACTCAAGCATTTTAATGCTAAACCGACCGCCTGTGATTTCAGGCGCAAGCCGTCCGCCAATTGTGACCTTTTCACCCTCTTTGCCTGTAAATTGCGTTTTCGGCATACCGCCCACAATGCTATTTGTCGGATGTCGCCAACTGCTTTCACGCTCAAATGTTTGAAAAGGAATTGTTGACCGTGCAAAGACGAACATTCCTAATATTGCTAGTGCTGTGTTTTGTAACATTCTCACCCCTAAAAAAACAAAAAGTGCGGTCAATTTTGTTCAAATCTCACCGCACTTTGTTTCATTCTTTAACTCTCAACTTCAACCCGCTGACGTGCTTTTTCCCGCCATTCCATCAATTCACTAAACGTCATATCATCAAATGACGAGGGCTGCCAGTGAAAGACCATTGCGACATCAGCGATTGCATCTTCAACGCTTTGTGCGATTAAGATTCTTCCGCTTCCGTCGAGTTCTTCCCTAAAAAACTCACTGCCGCCGTCGCTAGCTCGGTGAAATCTTCAATATCCATTTGTGCAAAGTCAGCTTTGTGCAATTTCGGCACAGTGATTCGCGGTAATAAAATTTCCATTGCGTTTACATCGACTTGCACCACGTCAAACATTTTAAGCCCTTTTAATGCTTGCACCGTTGGTTTTAAAACTTGGATTTCTTTAATCTCTTGATCACCGCGTTGAATTGGTGTTGATAATACAATTGATTTTGTAGTGTTTAAATTTGCCATATTCTTAACCTTTTAAATTTTAAAAAATGCCTCTTTCGAGGCAAGGTGTGTATGTGTTCGTTTAAAATTAAATGCCGATTGCCGCGCGATGTTCTGCGAGTTTATCTACGCCATCAACCACAAAAACGCTGTTTAACATATCAATTTCAATCACGTCTTTGCCGTCAACAATGATTTTGTAATACGTTAAAGGCACTTTGAATGTTTGTTCTGTGTCATCGCCAACTTTGCTGTTTCCGCTGTCAATTTCAGTAAATCGACCTTGCATAACAAGCTCAACAGATGTGACTTCTTCTGTGTCATCGCGCTGATATGAGCCAAGAAAACGCAACGGAATACCATTGATTGAACCGCCGAATTTTTTAATTAATTCGACCATATAGCCGCCTGCTTTAAACTCCGCTTCGAGCTTTTCAATCCCGAGATTGACATCAACGGCACCAATCATCCCGCCTGCGCGAAATTCTTCGATTTTCATTGCTAATTTTGGTTGAGTCACTTCGGTGACTTCGCCAAGGTATTTGTTACCGTCGATGATTAAATTCATCAATTTAAGTTTGCGTGGTAAAGCCATTTTCTACCTCTTACGATGCTAAACGATTTGAAAAATCAACTAAGTATTCATCAGAAATGTACTGATTAAAGCCTAATTGTTCTAACGGCGGTACAGGATGATAATCATAAGAAATTAGCAACTTCGCATCTTTCAAATTCATTGCACTGTTAAGCTCTTTATTCAGCCACGCTTTCCCGCCGATTAAATAGCCTTTTGTTGTATAGTCACGCCATTTTGCGTTGATTGCTTCAATAATATCTTTCACTAGCGTGACAGAAATATCTTTATCAACTGCCCAATCGAACGCCACCGCAATCGTATCTTTTAAGATTTGTGCCGTGCGGGTGTACACTTCAAACTTAAATAACGGGTCTTCTGCAGTCGTGCGTAAGCCCCAAAATCTGAAACCGTTATGATTCACGCAACAAGTGATGCCTTGTTCGTTCAAGTAGTTCACGTCTGTTGAGCTGTCATTGATATCAAAATAAAGCTGTTGAGTGACACCGCTCACGCCATTAATGCCTTTATTTGAAATAGACGTATGCCAGCCCTGTTCTTTATCAAGATATGCACGCATTGCCGCTGCACGTGTGACGGCATAATCTACCTCAACTTTTGACGTGTTGACGTTGAATGATAGAAAATCACCCATGATCAACATGACTTCACGTTGTGAGAAGTTGCGCTTATATTGCACAGCTTGTTCTTTCGTTTTACAGCCGTGGCACGAGATATAAGCAAATGCATTGAGTTTAGCGGCGATACTTGCAAGCTCTGTTGCAACTTCTTTTGTGTCAAATTTCGGCACGCATAAAATGCGAGGTTTGATACCGAATTTGTTTTTTGCAATCAATAACGCTTTCAATCCCGTGTACTGCCCTTCTTCCGTGATTGTACCGATAATTGCCGTGTTCATTTCACTAGCTTTTGTTTCTTCATCTTCTTCTGCACTTTCTTGCACACGCACAACAATCACTTTACAGTTCACAACATCAGAAATTCCGTCAAGTGCACGTGAAAGCGTGCCTTGTTTTCCAGCTTTGCCGATTGCCGCTGCCACGTTTGTGATTAAAACGGGTTCATTAAGTGGGAATGTTTCTGCATCTGCATCGTTTGCAGTACAAACAATACCGATGACCGCCGTTGATAAACTTTGAATTGTGCGAATTGCTTGATTGATTTCTGTGACTTTGACACCGTGTAGATATTCTTCAGACATAGATCGCCCTTTTTGTGTATGTGTTGTAAATTGACGTCTATTGTTTAAAGAAAGTGCTGTTGTGTCTAACTGTTCACATTGTGAAGATGTGATATACAAAACCGCACTTGGTGAAAGTGCGGTTGTATTTTTAAGATGTTTTGAAGTGTTCTGGATACTGCTTGCGATTTTTCTCGCTTTCGTATGCTGTTTTGCAGTGATTCTTATCAAAGAAAATCGCATTGATAATTTTATATAACACACGCCAACGCTTACGCGGATTCTTTGCGAGAATCGCTCCGCGATATGTGCGAGAAGAAAGCGTTTCATCTGCACCGCCGCCAATTAATGCATTAAAAAGCTGATCTATCGCAATAATGACGTGATAGCCCCAACGCTTTAACTTGCTAAATTGAATTGCCATTCTTTCACCTCGTTTTCAATAACGTTTAAATCTTCTATTGATTCTGTCGCTAAAATTCTGTCTTCAAACTTCTGACGTTGCCCGATGATTGCGCCCATTGCGTGTGAGAATTGGCTTGATTTTTCTAGCACTTTTTCAACAAGCAAATCAAACGGCACACCACGCGTTTGCGCAATGATTTTCAGCATTGGCGTATCTGCTGAATTATCCGCTTTATATGCTAATGCCTCTTTCTCTTGCTTGTAAAAACTGTCAATTTCAGCTTGCGGGTATCCCGATAATAACGCACTTTTCATTTCATCAACTTTGTTAGCTGTGAATAGAACTAAACGCGTTTTTTCTGCGTTTAATTGTTCTTTTTGTTTTGCTTTGTCAATAACCCATTTATTATTTTTCCACTTGTAAAAATCATTTGGCTTTTTATCCACAAGCATGTATTCATTACCATTTTTTACTAGTTGTTTATTTTCCAAAATTGATTCGCTTTCGACTTCAATTTCAATAAAATCCTCCAAGCTTTTTGGAATTGGAAAAATCTGATATTGATTCATGTCTGACTTTAAAAAATAGATTTTCATGAGGATTCCTTTAGATTTTTGTTATTTGTTTTAGATACATGCTTGAAGCTTCGATTATTTTTATTTTTCTATCTTCAACAATTTCAATTTGAATGCTTTTCCACCCGCCCACATAAAAAGCAAAATGAATGTATTTTTTACCTGAAACGTGAATAAGTTTTTCGTCTATAAAGGCAGACATAGTATGAGTATCGACATTCTGTTGTAACGAATGTCCTTGCGATACTTGCAAATAGAAAACAAGCGTCGTATTTAGAATAGATTCTGACAACTCAAGCACGCTTGTTGAATTTTGAGTTACATTTCCTGACCAAATCACTTTACTTACTTTGCTTTCTTCATTAAGCCTTTCTTCAATATCTTGAATTTTTAACGCCGTTTCTGCTCTATTCTGATTAAATAACGATTCAAGTTGTTGAGTCTTACTTCTAATTTGTTGCACGTCTTGCGCTAATGTTCCAGCATCTAATGTCCCAGCATTTTCAATAACACCGAAAGCTTTAATCCAAAAAACGACATCATCAAAAGAGTTTTTAGACTTAATACAAAGTTTTAGCACGATTGACTTCGGGCGGTTCTCATCAGCAGTTGGAACTACTCTTGATGCATCGAACTCAATAAGAGTGCCTCCACCTTTATTCCCTGCTGCAGTTCCTTCTCCTATGAACTTAAATACTCCCGTTATTTTATCTCGGTCGTAGTCATCGATAGTAATTTGTCCTTTTATATTCCTGATCGCATCATCTTGCGTTTCACCAACATTCAGACCACTTCCTGCATTACGAATAAATCTATCTTCAGCAAGTGGCACTTGTGCAATTGAGCCGTATTTAGCAACAAGATGTGTATATAGTTCTGGATAACTGCTTTGCGTAACTGTCGATTGAATACTATCAAACGCAATCCAACCTTCTGGAATCTGATCAACAGCGAAATATGCTGTCATACCAACATCACTGCGATGTAGATTCGGTAAGATGTTGCTGTTGCCATTTGCAATATATAAATCTGGGTATGTCGTTTTGTTAAACGTGCCGCCGATCGCTCTTAAATAACCATTCGGATTAGCACTTTTATGAAATCCAACAATTGCTCCCACTGGCAAGCCTTTTTTCTCTGCTTCAACTGCCCGATCATACGCAATTTTCACTGCTTTACTTGTTCCAATAGTGTCCTCGCTGTTGCTGTCAACTGCCGATGATTTTTTGCTATTGGGTATGTAATTTGAAAACATCGCAATCGCTTGTCGAATTCTTTCTGCAAGCGTTTTCCCCGCTTTTGCTGTTAATGCTAGCGTTGAATTATTTTGATCTAATTCATCTGTTAATTTCACAATGCCTTTTACTGTTGTTGATGCGCTTTCGATTTCGTGTGAATGTCCGTCATTATCAACGCCGTTTTGTGATTCTGCAGTGATTTTTTTCGGAGTGAGCTGTCCGCGGGTGACGAAAATCACAGTGTCATCTACTTTCATCGTGACGGCATCTGATGATTCAACAAGCAAAATCATGCGCATGACTTGAATTTTTCCACTACCGCTGGAAAGCGTGGGTTTAAAACTTTCGGGACAGTTTGCATACGCAATTAATTTGTTTTGACTGTCGAAAATGCCCATCTCACGAATGTGAAACCCGCCCACATCTTCGGGAATGGTTAGCTCAAAAATCACTTGTTTGTTATTGCGTGGGTCTCTTGACACTGCGCTGATTGTTGCACGATGTACTTCGTTAACTAATGCTGTGCTGGCTACGTTTGGCGTGACGGCTTGTCCGTTTCCGTCGCCCACGGCAAAGTGAGTGATGTTAAGCGGTTGGCGGGTTGCGATTGCTGTCGCAAGCTGTTGCGAACCGTAGGTTGTTAGTACTGAATAATATTGTTTTGCCATTTTTTAACCTTTGTTTTAAGGATAAACACTAATAATTTCACCGTTGTTTTGTGCTAAAAATGCGTGCATTGTGCCTGTCGGTGATACTGCAATTGCGAGCTGTGAAATATGTCTTGATACGGGTTTCACATCGTTTACTAGTCGCACAAGTTCGTTGTATGTCTGTTCATTTAATCCGGTTTCTGATACTTCAACCGTTAAGCTGAATGTTCCCGCTGTACCTTGCGGTTGTGTTTGAAACCATTCTTTCAATTCGACAAGGTAGCCAATAGGCTCAACAACTCGCTTTACTGCGCCAATTGTGCCTTTGTGCTTGTGAATGAAGAATGATTGCTTGATTGCAATGCGTTTAACTTCTTCGCTCCAGTTTTCATCCCATTTATCGACCGAGAACGCCCACGCAAGATAGGGCAACAAGTGAACGGGGCAACGATCAGGATTGATTAAATCCGCAATAATAATTTGATTTTCCACCGCACTTTTCATAATTTCTGCCGCACGTTTTTCGAGTGTTGTCGAACCTGTCGGCAATAGCGTTTGATTAGTAGTCATCTGATGTCACTAGCTCCACGTTGATTTGTGTGCAATAGCCCGCTTTGTTGTTCGGTAGCACAATATCTTGTGCTGGCTGTGTCAATTCGACACGTTGCACGCCTTCGATATGCAATGCAGCATAGATTCCAGATAAGGAAATATCACGTCCCAATCTGTGTTTTTCTTCTGTGTATTTCTTGAGATTTTGCAATGCAGTCTGCTTGATTGGTTCATATTCAGGGCCACGATAAATATGCAATTTGGCGGTGATTTGGTATTCCTGAATTGTCGCACTTTGCACTGTCACACGGTCGCCGATAGGTCGAATGTTTTCATCATTCAAGCGTTTACGCACTGCATTTAATACGTCTTCGCTTGCCGTGCCTCGTTCTTCTCTACTTAGAATTGTCACCGTGACTTGTGCGGGTTGTGGTGAGACGACTGACACATCGGCAACTTGCGGGTGTGCAGAAAGTGCGTGGAATACATACGCACTCCTAGGACCCGCCACGGATAAGCCCTCGAACGCTAATTGTGCACGCAAGCGCAATGCGGTGTCGTCTTCGTAAATTGCGGGAATTTTCGGTGTCACGTCGTTGTTTTCGGCTTGAATAAGTAAACGCTCAACATTGAAATTTGCTGCAATGACATCTAAATCAGACCCCGTTGCATACGCAAGCATTGTTGCGTGTGCGGCGTTATTAATGCGTTGACGTTCTAACATCTGCAGATAGCAATTCTCTTGTAAAAGTTTAGTGATCGGTTCACTTTCAAGTGCTAACCGTGCTTGCCAAAATGGGCGTTCTTCTTCTGGATAAAGTGCAATGAACGCTTGTTTGCGTTGTGAAAGTAAGTTTTCAAAACTCAAGTCTTCAATCACCTTCGGTTTTTCTAATTTTGATAAATCAACTAATTCGCTCATTGTTTACCGCCTAAAAATATGTCGTTCAATTCAAATTGCTTTTGTGTGTCAGTTCGACGTGCGACCAGTGTCGCTGTGATTTTGCTTTCTTCCACTTTTGGCTTAAATGCCGTGATTTGTATGCGTGGCTCCCACTTTGTCAACGCCATGACTGCGGCACTGGATAACTGCAGAAGTAAGGCGTGGTTGATTGGGTTTGCGAGCAAAGGCGGTATTTGACTGCCATAATCTCTGCGCTGAATACGTGTACCAATTGGGGTGATTAAAATATCACTGATTGATTGCTTAATATGCGCAAGCTCGTCTTTCACGATTTCGCCAGTTTGTCTGTTCATTAGTTCGGTGTTCCTGTTGTTCCGCCACTGTCGCCCGAGTGCGTGTGGCTTGTGAGTGAAACGCCACTTGCCACCACGTCTGCTTTTGATTCGATGTTTTGTTGTGCGGTGATTGAGCCTTGTGACTGCATATTGCCGTTTGCGCTCACACCACCGTTTATTTGTGCGTTACCTTTTATCAATACATTTCCGCCAACTTCTAAATCCTGCGTGCAAATCACTTTTGGGGTTTCTGCTGTCACGCTTGTTGATGCCTTGACTTGTGCTGTATTAATACCTGTAACCGTCAATGCTGAACTGGCTTGATTGTATTTAATCGTTGCCCCGTCTGCGAACGTGATGACGTGCTCATCTGCGCTGTGGCTTGGGCTGTTTTGTGTATAAAGTCCCGTCAGTATCGCTGCAGTCGTTAAGTCGCCACTCATCGCGAGAATAATGCATTGTTCATTCACCGTTGGCGGTGACCACGTTGCTGTTGTGCCTGTGCGCAATGTCAAAAATGGTAAAAAATCCGTTAGAATTTGCCCGCTCTTTACACGTGCTTTGCAGTTTGCGAGATCCACTTCTGCAATCACGCCGAACCTGATGATGTTTTCTATTCTGCGATTATTATCTGCAGTCATTGTGTCGCTCTTTATCGTTAAATAATCGTATTGTTGAGTGTTTGATTTTGCTTTGCGAACGTTTGAGAGTGTGAGAATTGAAACGACAATCACCGCACTTTGAAAGTGCGGTGCTTTTATTAGTCACGGTCAGTCAATCGACTGCGGTTGCGTGCTTGGCGTTGATTCTCAATACGTGCAAGTTCTCGCTGAACTGCTCTTGCGATGTCTTCTGCGTTTTGATTCGCGCCCGCATTGATTGTGATGTTTACCGTCATGGGTGCGCTTGCGACTGTTGCACCTCGTGCCGAAAGTGGCGCACGGTTGTCAATTTTAAGCGGTTGCGCATTAGCAATGCCCGCACTTAATCCGACGGCTAACATACCCGCACGGGCTGATTTTGCGTTGTGCAATGTTGAAAGAAAGCCAGTGCCAAGGCGTGATGTAGCCTCTTTATTAAAAACAAACTCACCACGGTGTACAATTCCCGCAGGGTCGTATCTCGCCCCACTTCCTGTATAACCGCCCGTTGCCTTACTTTGTTGCAACATGCCATGTGATGCAGTATTTATTACAGATGTTATTTGCCCTGCCCGTTGTTGATAAGGTGCATTACTGCTGATGTTTTCAATCTTAGGCACATTTTGTAAGTTCTCATTCGAAAATGGATTGACCTTGTCTATGTTATCAATGACCCACTTGATTGAATCGATGACCCACTGCAAAGGTTTTGTGACTAAATCAATGCCTTTTGCCATCCATTCACCGAATTTATAACCTGCTGATGCCGCCTTGTCTAAGTCTTCGCTTGCTGATTGTACCGGTGATAATAAATCCGTGAACCATTTCACTGCTTTTTCTATCCAACCGACCACAACGCCGAACATATCGCCAAGCGGGGCGAATTTTTCAATAACTGGTGCCATGCCATTTTTTAATCCTTCCCAGAACCCACCAAAAAATGCACTGACTTGATCCCAGTATTTGTAGATTAAAATTGCGCCCGCAATGACTGCAGTGATAAACAAACCGAGGGGGTTCATCATAATTGCCATTTTCAACAATCCAAGCCCTTTTGTTAATAAGTTAATTGCCCCAAAGCCTTTAATTCCTAGCACAGTAAAAGCCAGTTTTGTTGCCGCTAATGGTCCAATGATAGTTACTAACATTAAGCCGATTGCACTTAATCCACCTAAGAATAAAGCGGTAAATGTAATCAGTTTAAAAATAGTTTTCGCAAGTTCCGGATTTGCTTTTATCCATTCGTTCATTCCGCGTAGCATTTCTGTAAGTGATGCTGTAAAACCACGTAATAATGTGTTGTTTTGATCAAAAATACTGATTCCGAGGGCTTCTTTTGCAGATAACAATGACTTAATGTCACCGGATAAGTTATCCGCCATTGTCTGACTTACTTTATCAACTGTTCCTGATGCATTTTTTATTGATGTTTCATAATTCTGTAATGCTCCATCAGCTTGACTGATTAACTCCATTGCTGCCGCAACTGGAATTTTTCCAAAAATGTTTTTAATCACATTTGAGCGTTGTGCCGTTCCCATTTTGTCTGTTTTCTTTTTAATATCCGCCAAAATTTCTGGAATTTGGCGCATATTTCCTTTTGCATCTTGTACTTGTACACCTAGCTTTTTCAATTGTTTATTATTGATCATATTTAGACCAATATTTTTCAATGCGGTCCCCGCTGATGAACCTTTAATACCGACGTTACCAAGCAAACCCGCCATAGCGGCTGAACTCTCAAAAGATTGACCGAGTGATGTCATAATCGGTCCACCCTCTTTCATCGTTTCATATAACGTTTCAAGTGAAGTGTTCGAGGTTGTGAATGTGAGTGTTAATACATCTGCAACTCTGCCCATTTCCGATGCTGGAATTTTAAAACCAGATGAAATGTCAGATGCAACATCTGAAACACGAGCTAAATCAACACCCGATGCTAACGCTGTATTTAAGACTGATTTCAATGATGCTTGAATTTGTTCTGGTGTAAAACCCGCCATGGCAAGATAACCTTGCGCGTCTGCCACTTCTGATGATGAAAATGCGGTTGTTGCGCCCAAATTGATAGCTTGATCTCTTAATGCTTTGATTGTTTCTGCATCTTTTACTTTATCTAGTCTTGTCAATGCTTGCACTTTTGAGAATGATTTTTCAAACTCCATCGCGGGCTTTAACATTGCCACTTCTGCACCAAGAATTGCACCACTTGCAAGCCCCGCTTTCATTGCTCCGCCCGATATTTTGTCACGCATTGATAATGTTTTATCGTAACTAGACCGTGCTTTATTCAGTCGTGCTTGTGTGTCTGCGTTGCGTTTTAACTGTCGATTTTGTTCTGTTAATGCTCTGTTTGCCGACTTGATTTTTTCATTCAACATTGCATTAGCACTGCCAAGATTACGCGTGCTGATGCCGTATTTATCAAGTGTTGTTTTTGTTTCGTTGACTTTGCGCTGTAAATTTGTTTTTTCATTCTTCAATGCTTTCACGCGTGCTTGCGCTTGTTGCATTTCTTTGTGCATTTTTGCTGTTGGCGTAGCAAGCTGTGCGAATTTTGCAGATAATTTTTGCGCTTCGTTCTGCGCTTTCGCTAACTCTGCATTGTTGACTGCAACTGATTTTTTTAACGCTTTGAAATTTTCAATAACTTTTTTCTGATTCTCTAACGCTTTTAAATTCTTTTTCGCATTAGCGATGCTTTGCGCTAACTTCTTGTTAGTCGCAATAATGCTTTTAAATGGGGCGGTTGCTTTATCTAGTGCCGAAAGCGTGACTTTTAACTCTAAATTGTTCGACATAATGAAAACCTTTCTTAATTAATCGCTATTTGTTCAATGATTAAATCTTCAATCATCTGCAGATCTTGTTGAGAAAAACCGAGCAATTCACGCTGTGCGTATCGCACATTTAATCCTGTCCGCACTTCTGAACTCAAGCCGAATTGATGGACTTTTGCAATGTGTGCAGCGTTACCGACGAAACCAATGCTCACTTGATTGCCGTTCGTTTTGACTTTTAAAAATCTTGCTGTTTTTAACTTCGCAAACATTGCCTTACGCTTAATTCGCCCCTTTTTCTTTCTCAAATTCTTTTGCGGCTTGCGGGGTGCAAATGGTGTGCCGTCGGGGTTTTGTTGCGCTGTGATTCTATTGCGTTGACTTTGTGCGAGGTTCTGCCCGATTTTGCGGGCAAGTTCTCGCTGTGCGGTTGGTGAAAGATTATTTAAAAGTGCGGTGAGTTTTGAGTTAAATTCGTCAATCGTTGCCATAAAGTTTCCTGCGCTCAAAAATCATATTATTTTCAAGTATCACCTTTAAATCATCTGCAGTGAGTGCGCTTTCTGTGTTCCACGTTGGTTCTGTCGAATACTTCAAATTAATCTCGCCATTTTCCCCGCTTTTTTGCACAACTCTTTCTGTGAGTTTTATTTCAAGTGATAAATCTAGCGTGTTGTTGTTATTAAAATCCGTGACGAATTTAAACGCCCCTTCTCTGCGCTGTGGGTTCTCGAAGATTTCAGGCTGATTAACTTTTAAATATGCAAGCACTGGCACGATGATTTTCGCAATATCTTCTGCATAATCTGTGATGATCACATTGAGCGTGTATTGATATTCAAAACTCAACGATTGCGCACCCGTGCTGATGATTTGCCCTTGATCAATAAAGACTTGCAACGAGTCAGGATTGGTCTTAAAAGCAGGGTTTGATTGCTCAATCACGTTTCTGATTTGATTCGGTTTTTTCATCGTCTGTACACTCGCTGTTTTTTCTCAAAAATTGTCTGACAAGTTACACAACGGCAAACACCTAAAATTGTTAATCTGCGTATTTCTGGAATTTCTTCCCCGCAGTCTTCACAGAAAAACGCACTCGCACGGGTTGATGTTGTTCTGTTTTGTATTGCGAGATCGCGTTGCATTTGTTCCAGTTCTTGTGCTTTGTCAAATCTATCCATTTCTTACTTCTCTTTTTTATTAAAATCATCAATGCATTGCTTTAATGCGTTATTTTCTAACAAGCAGAACTGCAACATATTTTGCGTTTTAAGCAGTGCTTGTGCTAAGTCTTTGTTAGTGTGAATATGCAGATTTACATCACTGCAATTTGCGGTCTGCGGGCAAAGAATCGGTTGATTTATTGTGGCTGTTGAACAAGCGTTTAATATCATCAGGCACGTGCTGATTGCTCCAATTTTGATTTTTTTCAATCGCATGGTTTAACTCTCTTTCTGTGTACTCGTTTGCTTTCTGCAGTGTTCGCACTTCGTTAAAAAGTGCGGTCTGTTTTTGTGAAAATTCATCAATCTTTTGATTAAGTGCGATGTAGTTCGCTTGCCACATTTCTGTTTTTAACTGTTCCGTTTTTGCTTTGGCGTAGAAGTTAAAAGCCAGCGTTGACGTGGTGACAATCGCAATCAGCAGTGCGAGAAAAACCCCGCCTACAATCATTTTTAATTTTGCGTTTACGGCGTTAAACATAGTTGACGTTCCTTTTCTCTGCGAATTTCTAAGCCTCTCATTTTCTGACCGCCAGCATAGACCCAACGGCTAAACTGATCGCACATTTGCGGTGTGTAGCCTTGTTTTGCCATTCTGAATAGCGTTGATTTCTGCATTTTCCCGCACCCGACATTGAATGTGATTGAAGTTAACGCCTCAAATGCGCCTTGCGGTAGCTGTTTGCCATTGGCGTGTGTGTTTACGCATTTTTCCGCTTGTTTTACGCCCTCTTTGAATAAGTAAGCGATTTCTTCCAGCGTGTAGATTTTGTTTCTGTCGATTTTCTCAATCGCATTTGTCGTGCCGATGCCGACCGTCAAAACGTCCGCGGGGCATTGATATGGTTTTGTGTAGCAACCCTCTGCATTGCCGATGATTTCCATTCCACGTTGCGTTGTGCGGATCTCATCACCATAATTAATTGCAACAAGTGCAATGACTGTTAAAACACTGCACGCATATCTGATGTATTTTTTAATTGTCATCTAAACTTACCCCAATTTTTTTTGCTTTTAGTTCTAGCTCTTTCATTTTGTAATGCTTGTTCACAAAGAATGTGCCGATTGCGAGAATAATGCCGATGATTGTCGCTAAAATACTGAATATATTTGATACATCTTGCAGTGATAATCCGATCCCCGATAAGAAAGTGCTTAATGATGCGGCGTATGAGCTTGCGCCCGCTAAGTCGTTTTTCAACATTTTTAATCCCTTAATCCCAAAGTTTTAATGAATCTTTTTTGATTGTTTGTTGTTGTTTGCTTGGTAAAATCACTACTGTGCCAATTTCCAAAACGTGTTGATTTGCTAAATGCGGATTGAGTAGCAATGTTTCTTCTAACAATCCATTACTTGCTCCCATATGCCGAAAAATGACCGCATCTAGCGTGTCGTTTTGTTCTGTGTAAACTTGCATTAGATCAACTCCGTGGTGATACGTCTGCGACCAAGAATGTCATTAATTGCAAAACGGGCATCACGTCGAATTTGATTGATACTTTCTTGCAATAATTCCATTTTCTTTTCACCGTCGTTTGTTGTGTCATAACTTGCATAACGTTCGTATAAATTCGCTAATGCCAAGCAATAAACCGCCCGTTTATAGCGATAAACAAGCACTGATTGATTGCCTACTCTGCCACTTGGTATTTCTGCAAGTGTTGCGTATGTTGATGCGTTTTTAAATTCGTTGAGTTCATCATTCACCGATGCGATTGATTCAAATAATGCATCTTTCAAGCGGTCAATTGTGACTGTGCCGTCAAGTCGTGATGCGTTTCTAAATTCGCTTATCACAATGTTTGGGAAAAACTCATCATTCTGTATGAATTCTTCATTTTGCTTGTCACGTTCGACTGCTTGTTGCACCGACTTCATGTCGTAGTCGTGTGCGATTTTTATTGAGATTGTGCCGTCACTCATTGTTTTTCTCGTATAAAAAAAGCTGGGTGAGGATTGAAGAAGAAAGTGCGGTTAAACCGTAAATTCTCTAATCCGCCCAGCCGGCGTTGCGCTTTGCTCGTTTTAGTTGGTGTCTTCGTTAGATTGTTTTTCTAACTCTTTGCGTAGTTTTTCAACCAAGCCTTTTACACCCACGTTTAAATCTAACTCTAATGCACGCTCAAGGGCGACTAATGCCTGCGCTTTGTTGCTTTCGACCTGCAATGTGCCGATTTCACGCATTAAACGTGCACGTGATTGATCTGGCATATCTTCATCACGCACGAGTTCTTCAACTCGTGTGAGATAAGAAAGCTCAAACGGTTTATTTGCTGTGCGTGCGATTTTTGCCGCATCTGCAAATTCTTCTGCAAGCAATGTGCCAAGCGTGCGGGTGAACGGTTCAGGCAATACGAGTTGCTGATGTAGTGCATAATCTGCAATTTGTAATGCAAGATGATATTCAGCACAATCAATAGCCCACACAAGCCACGTCATCAATACGTTGTCTTGTTTACCGTTGCCCGCTTTGAGTACACCTTCGATCCACGGCATAAATTCTTGTAAGATTGAACGCTTATACTCTGCTTTCAATTCAGTTGATTGAATTTCTTTTAAATTTTTCTGATGACGAGCGAGTAAAAACATCATTTTCTCGTACTCGTCATAGTTTTCTAATTGCTCATCGTCTGCCGCACTCGCTTGTTGTGCGGCAACGTTCATCACGTGAATTTGAGCGGGTGATAGTCGCGCCATTCATTACTCCTTCGCATCTTCAAATGTGATGTTTTCGATTAATGCTGCGCAATCGTAGTCTTCGACTTTAAAGTCGATGTTTTGCGACAAGTAGTCTTCAATGCGATTGCGTTTCGGGTTGTTTTGAATGAAGCGACGAGTAGCACCTTCTTGGAAGTAAATTGATAAGTTATCCAATCGAGTGATTAAAATCGCATTTTTCGGGAAATACGGCACACGAATTGCTTTTAATCCGCCAATTTGTTTTTGTGACACTAAAACTTGACCAGCTAACTGTTCCGTTGCTTTGTCAGAATTGTTCACGATGTTGAAGTATTTATCGTTCAAGATTCCGCGACCGCAAATCACGACTAATTCAGTGTCGTCTTGATATACTTCGCTGATTAAGTTATCAACTGCATCAATGACTAATGCATCAACGTTTTCATAACCTTTTCCGGCGTTTTGTCCTGTGCCTTGACCTTTACCGACTTTCACTTTGTTTGATGTTCTTGCGCCATTCATCACACCTTTTGAGTGATCATCACGCATTTGTTGCAACCAACCTTTTTTGACATCTTGCAACAATGTATTGCTTGATGCTTGTGATGTTGCAGCACGGCTTGTTCCGTTAAAGCCCATCATAATTAAGTTTAATGCAATCGTTTTTTGGGTTTGACTGGCTAATTTAGATTGAAAATCTGGGAATTTCGCCCACGCATCAAGCGTTGCCCATTTGACGTGTGTGTCAAAGTTAACTTGTTCGCATTTGTACTTGCGCGAATCAAGTTTTAGCACGTCTTTTGTTTCGCGGTCTTTGCTGTCAGTGTCAGTTGTGCTTGCAATTGCTTGAGCGACTCCCAAGCCAATCATCTCACCTTCCATTTGCTCAACATTGACTGTGTTAATCATGCCGAGAAAAGCAGAACTTTCAATGACCTTTTCTTTTAATTTTTGCTCAACGGTTGGCTGAACTGTAAAGCTTTCTTTGACATCTCCAGTTTCAATACCATTTAATTCAGCAATACGTGCCACGTAAGCGTTATATAGTTTTTTCGTTTCATTACGCATATTGTTCTACCTTTTCTTAACAATCAGTTAAATATTGTTTACCTTCCGCACCAGTGACCTGCGGGCGTTCGGTGTATGTTTGTTCCGGCTGTTTTGCCAGCTCTGCAAATTTCTGCTCTAACGCTTTCACTGTGTTTTCTAAATCAGTGAATTTTTCGCAGTGTTTTTCTAAATCTGCAGAAAGTGCGGTTGTTTTTTCTGACGTTTCTTTGCAGTTTTCACCGAGTAGCTCAATGGCTTGTTGGTGATCTGTGAAACGCTCATCATCTGTTTTTGCTTTCTTCGCAAATAACGCTTTGACTTTTTCAAACACGCTGAAACCCTGTTTTTCTTCGACTTCTTCAAATTCGATTTCGGTTTCTACTGCAGCAGTAAATAAGTTTTCGGCTTTTTGCTTGCGTGAAGTGAAAGGATTCGCAGTTGCTTTTGAGGCAAATTGAAGCATTTCAGTGCCAAGGCTTGCGGGTTCGTCAGTGACTGCTAAGCCGACGAGATACGCCTCGCCTGTATCTGAAAAGTTAGGATCAACTTCGATTGATGTGTAGACTTTTTGACGTTCTTTGTTGAGTTTGATTAAGTCGTCAGTTGGGTCAATCTGCGCTAATAGTTGCAGTTTGCCGTCTTCTGTTTCTTGTGTTTTGAGTGCGATTACGTCGCCATAGGCTTTTGAGTGAGCAAAATCATCCCAGTAAATTCGGGTTTTGTAGTGTTCTAAATTAATGCGTGCACCATATGTTTTTGGATCGTAGTTTTTCGCCATTTGCTCAATCCAAGTTCGATTGATTGTGCGGCCGTCAGTTGTTGCACCTTCAGTTGCGACAACGAACCATTTCGATTGTGTTTTTTTATCGCCCATAGCTTTTCCCATTTCGGTTTTCTGTTCAAATTGCCACAATGTTGAATGTTTTATTTTTACGGGTCTATTTGTTCAAATTGTGAAAACATTTCTCACAAAATCATTATGAATCAAAGTATTAGCTTTCTTCTTATGATGCCTTTATTGAAAATGAGGGTGTTATGCAAGAACAAGAAGAAAACATTGAAATCATCGTCAAACCTGAAATTGACCTAAAACGAAAGGCGCAAGTGATGTATTTTGGCGGGTATAAAATTACTGAAATATCACGTCAGCTTGATATTCCTGTTTCCACAATTTCCAGTTGGAAAGAACGTGACAAATGGGACGATATTGCACCCGTTGGGCGTGTTGAGCTTGCGCTTGAAAGCAGAATGATTTTGCTCATCGCGAAAGAACAAAAAAGCGGTGCAGACTTTAAAGAAATTGACTTGCTAGGGCGACAAATGGAAAAAGTCGCACGTGTGAAAAAATACAGTTTCGGCGATGGTAACGAAACGGATCTCAATCCGAAAATCAAAAATAGAAATAGTGGACCGCGCAAAACTGGCGACAAAAACCCGATTTCAGAAGAACAACAAGAATTGCTGATCAATGGCTTTCTTGAGGGAATGTTCAATTATCAGCGTTTGTGGTTTGATGCTGGCAAACAACATCGTATTCGCAACATTCTAAAAAGCCGTCAAATCGGGGCAACGTATTACTTTGCGCATGAAGCGTTAGTTGATGCACTGGTGACGGGTCGCAATCAAATTTTTCTCTCTGCAAGTAAAAAACAAGCGTTGCAGTTCCGCTCATACATTACCGCTTATGCGAGAAAAACGGCTGATGTTGAACTTAAAGGCGAAACAATCCTACTGCCGAACGGTGCAGAATTGATTTTTTTAGGCACGAACTCTGCAACTGCACAGTCATACCACGGCAATTTGTATTTTGATGAAATTTTCTGGGTGCCAAAATTTGCAGAAATGCGCAAAGTAGCGGCAGGCATGGCATCACAAAAGCAATATCGTCAAACCTACTTTTCCACGCCGACAACTATCGCATCTGATGCTTATCAGTTTTGGTCTGGCAAATCATTTAATAAACGACGTCCGAAAGAAGAACGCATTGAGATTGATATTTCTCACGAGAATTTGCGCACGGGGAAACTTTGTGCAGATAGACAATGGAAACAGATTGTAAACATTTACGATGCAGAAGCGGGCGGGTGTAACTTATTTGATATTGAAGATCTTATTGCTGAAAACTCACGTGAAGAATTTGAGCAGCTCTATATGTGTCAATTCGCTGATGATACGTCTAGCGTGTTTAAATTTAATGAATTGCAATTGTGTCAAGTTGACAGTCTTGAAGATTGGAAAGATTACAAGCCGTTTTTAAAACGTCCGTTCGGTAATCGTGAAGTGTGGCTGGGCTATGACCCATCCCACACAGGCGACCGTGCAGCACTTGTGATTGTTGCACCGCCACGGGTTGAAGGCGGGGATTATCGCATTTTACATTATCAAACATTTCACGGCTTGGATTTTGAAGCGCAAGCAAAACAGATTCAACGTTATACCGAGGAATACAATGTAACAAAAATTACAATTGATAAAACGGGGCTTGGTGCGGGTGTGTATCAAGAAGTGAAAAAATTCTATCGCACGGCAATCGGGTTGGATTACAACGTGGATTTAAAAAATGAGATGGTCCTCAAAACATTAAATCTGATTCAAAAACGTCGATTGAAGTTTGATGGCAAAGAAGTGATTAGTAGTTTTATGACTGTCAAAAAACGTTTAACCCGCTCTGGCCGTCAGATGACCTATGTGTCTGATCGTTCAGAAGAAGCAAGCCACGGCGACATCTGTTGGGCGACGATGAACTGCGTTTTAAATATTCCTTTTGGTGAAAACTTAAATCATCACAAAACTGGATCAACAATTTTTACATTTAACTAGACGAGAAATGAAAATGACTAAAGAAAATTCAACAAATTCAACTAAAGTCGAAGCGTTCAGCTTGGGCGACGCGACACCAGTTTTAGACCGTGCTGACATTCTGAACTATCTTGAATCGGTGTTGATGTATGAAAAATATTATAGCCCGCCTGTTGATTTCAGTGGGTTGGCTCGTTCTCTGCGTGCTAGTTCTCATCATGAAAGCGCAATCACGGTGAAGAAAAATATTTTACTTTCTACGTGTAAAACCACCGCACTTTTGAAACGCACACAGTTAGAAAAGTTCGTGCAAGATTATCTTGTATTCGGGAATGCTTATTTTGAAGTTGTGCGCAATGCATTTGGCAAACCCATTGCATTAAATGCACCTCTTGCAAAATATATGCGTAAAGGGAAGGATGACGGGGTTTATTTTCAAGTCACTAGTTATTATCAAGAACATGAATTCAAGAAAAATAGTATTTTTCACTTGATGAAACCTGATGTGAATCAAGAGATTTATGGATTGCCCGATTATTTATCCGCATTGCAGTCTGCTTTTTTGAATGAAAGCGCAACGTTGTTTCGTAGAAAATACTATGTCAACGGCGCTCATGCGGGGTTTATTATGTATATGACAGACCCCGCTCATAGTGTTGAAGATATTGATGAGATTAAAAGACAATTAAAAGAAGCTAAAGGCAAAGGCAATTTTAAAAACTTATTTATCTATGCGCCCAACGGCAAAGAAAATGGGTTAAAAATTATTCCGCTTTCTGATGTTGTCGCAAAAGATGAGTTCTTAAATATTAAGAATACAAGCCGAGATGATATTCTTGCAGCGCACCGAGTGCCACCACAGCTGATGGGAATTATTCCAACAAATGCGGCAGGTTTCGGTGATGTAAAAAAAGCTGCTGAAGTTTTCTTTGTGAATGAGATTGAACCGCTGCAAAGACGACTTGAAGAATTGAATGATTGGCTGGGCGAGAATGTGATCCAGTTTACAAAATATAAATTGCTTGAATCTGAACAGAACAATTAG